AGAGGGGGGTGCTGTTGGTCAAGCGACACCTAAACAAGTAGCCAGTCAAGCTGAAACAGCTTTGCAAAAATATAGGGACGAGTCTTATGCTCAAGCCGGGCTAAAGGGCTTGTGGGATGAAGCTACGGTTAAATACAAGGAAAGGCTTGGTTTTGAGACTGGATCTGTAGGGCAGATATTAAAAGAGGCATTTGGGGAGCAGAAGATGACCCCGAGCCAAGTTGCCTCAAGAGCTATTTCAGATCCGACAATCGCAAGAAAGGTTATTCAAGCCGCTTCCGTTGAAGACCCAGCTCAAGCCGCCGTATTGCGAAACAGGATGGCTAATTATTACCTTGAAAAGGTCGGGTTCAATGGTAGAAATGGCATTGAGGTTGGTGGCCCAGTCAAATTCGACGAAGAGATGGTTACTGAGTTGTTTGGTTACAGCCCAAATACTGGGGAGAGAAACGAGCACTACGGCATTTCAATGGTTAAGAAGCTAAACGCACTAAATCAGTCCCTTCAAAGAAATGGGGCTGATGCGTCAAAGTTGTCAATGCGTGATCTTGAGCCACTTCGTGCAACAATGTCGGAAAAGAGCTACAATGAAGCCGCCGACTTAATCGCAAAACGAGCAAAAGCTAAGGGCGATCTTGATGCTTTCACTAACAACAAGATAATTGATGTGGTGCTTAAAGGTCATAATGGAGTCTTGGAGAACGCTCGCCTGCCAGAAGCGATGTTCACAGCACCAAATGCTCATGTATCGCAAATTATGGGCAAACTTAATGATACTGAGAAAAAGGAGATTAGGAACGATTTCGTTTCCTACCTGTTCGCCCGCTATCAACCCAAGGGAGATATTACTAAGTATGGGAACGACCTATGGGATGCCAACAAATTCCTTGGTGAAGTAACCAAGGGGAAAGACAAAGCGACAATTGAGAGAAACATTAGAACAGTTCTTGGTGATGATTTCTACGATGAGTTCAAAAATGCATCAATGGTTGCAACCTCGGTAAGAGAGGTTGGCCCTATGGGGGATCAGATTACTCCAAGAATGGTCGCGTCCGGTTCTGGTGTTCACGGGTATGTCGCCGGAAAGATAACTGACCCAGTTAAACATAAGGTTGCGTCTTGGATGTATGCTGGCGGGCAACTAATGCCGTTTATTAGAAAGGCTTACAGAAAGGAAATCTCACCAGAGGACTACGCAAGGAATTTGACTGCCGCTATAACTGCATCTAGCGCGACAAGCCGTGGTATTGGTGCTTTGTTTGGGACTGGTCGAAATGACCCAGCATTCATGGATTACATTGTCGAAAACCTCGGCGTTCTTCCGCAAGATGATGAAGATTTCCGCGAGAAGTATGGAACCAAACGCGAATCAATTTCCGGCAAAGATTATGAAATCAAAAAGTAAAAAGCAAGTAGGCTATCTGCTCAGTAAGGGTTCTCCGCTTTCCTCGACGCAACAGAATAAGCTCAAAAAAGAGTTGCACTCTGGGGCCGTTAAGGTTAAAAACGGCAAGAAGACCAAATGAGCGACGAAGACCTATCAGCGATTGATAGTAAAGAGGCGATGAAAGAGTTCTTCCTTGAGGTCAAGGAAAGGGCTAAGCAATTCCCTCGGAACACTATCGAGAACTACAACCCGAATGTGGCGGCACAGATCCTCTGGATGCTGGCGCAGGGTGGGCGTATCAATGCTATTGCCAAGAAGTGCAAGGTGACGCATGAAACTGTTCGCGCGCTGGAGTGGAGGCATAACGACACGCTGGAGTCAAAGCGCAAAGAGTTCTCAAAACGCTACGCCATTGCTGCTGCTGAGTACACCGACCTGCTTTTCGAGAAGGCAGAGCAGTTAAGCCGTGATCCCGACCAGCTCAAGGCTATCTCACCAGACCGATTGGCGTTGACTATTGGCATTATGACCGATAAGGCTGGACAGCTCTCTGGCATGGCTAGTACTATTGTCGAGCATCGCAAGGGGCCGTCTATTGATGATGCTGCCAAAATGATTGCAGAGGCAAAGTCTAGGATTGCCAATAAAGTCAAAGCTCAAGCGGTAGAAGCTGAAATCGTAGAATGATAGCAGAACCAGAATCAAGATACGCTGATTACGCTAAGGATGGTGGTAATCTAGTTCGCCACTACATGGTCGAGCATGACGGCGTTCAACACAAGTGCCATACCAGCGTTTACGCTTCGTATCTAGCAGAGAAGTTTGACGCTAAGATTTGGAATGTGGTGCTGGAGAAGTTCGTCAAACCCTTCATTGGCGTATGCAAACATTGCAAGAAGCGTCGAGAGCTTCACTTTGTTGACGGGAATAGAGGATCTTTCCCAGCGGAGGATGATACATTTGGATGTGAGGAATGCGGGAGCGTTTACAGGATTGTTGACATTCTCATGGAGACAGACGCATACAAAACTAAGTAATGCAGTGGCGCAAACATCCAATCCTTCAGCCTCCCAGCGATGACGAGGTAGCCTTGATGGAGCCAGATGATCTCATTGAGCTTCATCGAATCTACCATGAGGCGATTGATAACGCTGAAAAAGATCCATTTCGATACGGGTTTAGGCTTCCGCACTGGGAGAAAGCTGAAGAGCAACTAGCGCAAGTCTCTGAGGTTCTGGCACTCGGGGGGAATCGGTGTCTTGCTGGACATCAAGAGATCTTCGACCCTATTGCTGGAAAACATTACAAGGTAAAAGACATCCCAAGCAGTTTCCATGTATGGGCGTGGGACGAGAAGTCACTCGGGTTCGTGGTGGCATTAGCTTGCAAGCCGTTCAAAAAAGATAAGGAAGAAACCATGCTTCACTTTGAGTTTTCGGACGGAACGAAAATATCCTGTACCGCCAACCACCAGTTCTTCTGCTACCATCGCGGGTGGATTCCAGCCAGCTCAATAGAATTTGAAGGGAGCAGGCTATTCTCGCCAGACGCAATGGAACTTGTTGTCATCGCAGTTTCTAGAGACAATTATGTGCAGGATGTTTGGGACTTTCATGTGCCAATTTACAATAACTACTTTATTGGTGGAGTATTGTCGCACAACTCAGGCAAGACGGCGTGGGGTTCTTACTGCGTAGTCAAAGCCGCCATCGAAAATCCAAAGTCAGAGATCTTCTGTTTTGCTCAGACCTCGGAGGTCAGCATTCGCCAGCAACAAAGCGCGGTGTGGAACTGGTTGCCGCATGAGATGAGGACAAAGCAAACCTCGGCTAATGCCTACATTTCGTACACGAAGAAGAACGGGTTCACGGATAACTCGTTGATCCTTCCTAATGCGTCACAGATCATCTTTAAGACCTATTCCCAGTATCAGAACAACCCAACTATCCTAGAAGGTGCAGAGCTTGGTAGCCGTGACCCCCAGTGGCATAATATCGGCGTATGGCTCGACGAATATTTACTTGGTAACGAGCTTATTGACACCCTGCGCTTCCGTCTTGCTACCCGCAACTCCAAGATGCTGGTGACATTCACCCCGATTGACGGGTGGACGGAAGTTATTAAGGAATACTTAGATGGTGCTACAAGCGTCCAGAGCGTAGAGGCTGAGCTTCTAGGTGGTGAGCTTGTCCCCTATGTCCAACGGAGTAAGAAGCGTAATGCCAGCGTCCACTACTTCCATTCCAAGGACAACCCTTTCGGTGGCTACGAGCGAATTAAGGAGACTTTGGTTGGAAGGCCTAGGGAGGAGATCCTAATTCGTGCGTACGGGGTTCCCGTCAAGTCCCACGCCACCAAGTTTCCGAAGTTCAACAAGGAGGTCAACATTGTCCAGCCATCAGACATCCCGACTAGTAACATCACCCGTTATCACATCATTGACCCAGCGGGTGCGAAGAACTGGTTTATGGCTTGGATTGCTGTGGATGCGTCTGGTACATTCTGGGTATATCGTGAGTGGCCGGGTGTTGATGTAGGCGACTGGGCTGAGTGGAAGGGTGGTAAGTGGATGCCAGGACAAGGGGCTAAAGGACAGGGCTTTGGTATTCGTGACTACATGGACTTGATTGCCGATCTTGAGGGTGACGAGAAGGTTTTTGAGAGGCTGATTGACCCTCGGCTTGGAGCGGCTAAGTACCAGTCAGCGGATGGGGCATCGAGCATTATTGAGGATTTGAACGATTCTGGCATGGTTTGCATACCAGCTCCAGGGTTAGACATTGACGATGGGTTGCAGGCTTTGATCGGGAAAATGGCATTTGATGCAACTATCCCGTCAGATTCTGTCAATCGACCGCATTTCTATGTCAGCTCCGAGTGCGAGAATATCATCCAAGCGTTGTCGGAATACACGGGTGACGGGGGTCTAAAGGAGGCATGGAAAGATCCAGTTGATGTTCTGCGTTACGCCGCTATTGCAGGCATAGATCATGTTGACGAAACCAGAAATCTTGCTACAAGACAGGGAGCAGGAGGCTACTAGCAAAACATGAAAACCGCAAAAAAGCCGAT